CTCTGATTGCCAACTTTCGGCAACGGAGAACGTTTTCCCTACCGTCATAGCATTTCTGCTTGTGACAGTAAATCTACTTCCTCCACCCTGCACTCTTTCCCACTTGTTAGTGGGGATAGGTGCACCCCTAAGATCATGCATTAACTTCCTGAACAGGAAGTCTTTGCCTGGTCTCGGCCTAGGCGAGACAACTAGCCTAGGATACTTATACAAACAACGGTTATAACTCCCCTTTGGAGGGATCTCCGTATGTCTGTATGAGTCAAAATCTTCATCCGACAATGGCCCCAGGTATCCTGTAAAGGACTCTGGAATCCACAAACCGAGTGAAGTGAGAGCTTTTGACTCCTCACCGATCTCCCAATACAGCGAAAGGACCCGTTTTATGCGATTGTAATCGCACCACAGATCCATAACACTCTTAGGAAAATCAGTAAGAAATATGGGTCGAAGAGGGTGTCCCAGGAACCAGTCGGTGCCACAAGACTCCCTGACATCACCATAAACAAAGGTTTTGTCAAGATTTATCCTGAAACCCGATAGGCGAAGAGCTTCAACAAGTTTGTAGTAGTATTTTCGAGGAATAATCAAATCGTCCCCGAAAACAGCACACTTAGACCTGTCGAAACGACCTCCGTCTGCTTTCATCACGGCATAACATAACGCCGCGAAAATCGCAGATTCCAATGCGAATGTGTAACCGTTGCCCATGGATGAGATCTTCTCGTATTCAATGAGAGTATCTCCTAGGGTGCCACTAGGGCTCCTTAGGTCCATGAGATAAGTTACCCAATCTTTAGGTAACAGCAACTCGCAAATCTTTAAACTTACAGAGTCACTCGCCGCACTAAGATCGACAGTTACAAATCGATCTTCATTGTTTGGCATGCTACCTAATCGAGCCAATTCCTGATTCTTCTTCTGGTTGTCTAGGTCCACCCCGAAGCGTTTCAACCGCTTCCGGATAAAACCGTCAACTCCCAGTTGGAGGTACAGGTTTAAAGTTGGTTCGATCGCAATAGTCCGCTCTTTCTGAGCGTCCTTGGGTACAAAAGTGATTCGGTTTCCATCCACCACGTTAATGACTTTCGACCAGAACTCTTTCTCACATATCGGCATGTGCTTCGGTATTCCGAAGTGGCTTCTATATGAGTTTTGTAGAGCCCCGATCCATCTCTGGTCAGTGGCGATGGCAAACTGGGCGTACCGGAAAGCCCCTACCGTGCAGTCATACGGCCATTCCGCATATTTGTGATATGACGAAATGTTACCGTGTTTCGTGCTCGTGGTAGCTCCCGGCCCATGCCTGGACCTGTCCAACATCTCTCGATGACC